CCTACTTGGGGTGATGTATTGAACAGAGCAAACCTTGGTATGGAAGTAATGCACGAGCGTAATGCTCACAACTTCCCACTTGACCTAGCATCTGCTGGTTCATCTGAAGTTGCTCTTGTTGCACCTGCTGTTGGTTAAAACCAAAATCACTTTTTGATTTATAGATACCCCGAAAAAAACTTCGGGGTATTTTTTTGTCTATAGGTTTTTCATAGATAGACTGTCTGGATGTGTGATGTGTGCTAAAGATAGTAAGTCCATCAACTAGAGCAATCTATGCAAAACAAAAACATCTTAATGTAAAAGATGATGTGAATGTTTTATGGTTCAACCTGGAAGATTCAATTAACTCTGAGAATATTGAGTCTATTCTTAGATGGTATAACACACAGGATAATTATATCTTTCTTGATTGTACAAAAGAACATTCTGAACTAAAACATATTAGAAACAAGTATAGTAATGATGATAATGTGTATTGGGTTACAAGCAACACTGAAGATAAAAAATATGTTAAGAATCATATTTACTGGGAGATGTTTCTTACTGCTGTAAAGGAGATGACACCAGACAGAGGGGAGGTTGATTTACATAGTCAATGGAAAAGATTTTCAAAGAAATTTATTTGTTATAACGGAAGGAATAGACCTTGGAGAAGAGAATTGTATCAGTATATAAAAGATAGAGAACTTGTTCTCTCACCACAACATTCAATTCCTGAATTATTATTAAGTGAAATGAAATATATTTTCAGGCACAATGATGTTGAACAAAAGGGAAACACACATAAGGCATGGAATATTTTTAAAGATTTGTCATATGATTATGAGTATTGGTTGGTCACTGAAACAGTAGCAGGTGATGATCATCATGGACATGTATTTCTCACAGAAAAAACTTTCAAACCAATACTACTGAAGATGGGATTTGTTATTGCTGGAAGGATGGGAGTCTTGAAAAAATTGAGAGACCTAGGATTCAAAACTTTCTCTGATTATTGGGATGAATCTTACGACACTATAGATTGGTGGCCTGATAGGAGAGATGCTCTGGTCAAAACAATTGAGGATATTATTCTTGATGATGTGCATGTTCCTTTAGATATTTTAGAGTATAATTATAATGTTCTAAAAGATCATAGTGCTGATCTAGAATTGAAAAATACCTTGGCAAATTTGACACCTCTCTAGGCATAAATTATTGTGAAGTAAATGTCTTGACAACCACATTTTAGTGCTATATAATAACAGAACTTAGGAGGTCAGGATGAACCCAGACTTCTATATTATGTGATCAAGCAAACAGTTCTAACACGGAGGATGTGAATGACTCACAATCTTATCTCGCAAAATCAATTGGCTTATTGGGAAATCAATGACAGAGAACTCAGTGAACCAAATCAGATGTCAGAGTACATTGAATGCCTTTGCGATTTAGAAAACCAAGCACATGGTGAGCGAGCGTGTAGATCAATTCTAACAGGATAAAATCTATTAAAAATCTAACGTAAAAAGACTCCATGAGGGGTCTTTTTTAGTGGAATAAATACTAGGTACTACGTAGACTAAATGTTGAAGGATAAGAAAGCAGCAAAGAAATTATTGAAGAGAGCTAAGAAACATCCAGAATGGTACACGACAGATGAGATAAAGTATGCTAAGATGGTAAGGAAACAAATAAAAGAAGATGAAACCTCGTCAAAAAAAGAGTAGGTTCTATTATTACTTCTGGGGAGTTTGTACTGTAGCAGTGGTTGCAGGACAACTTTATGTTGGTACAGGATATCGTTTGATGTCTAAAGCAATGCATAGAGTCCTAGATACTATACTTGTAGAAGTTGTAAAACCTCCAACAACTTATCCGTACTAAAATGAAAGCAGTAGTTTATTCTAAAGAAAATTGTCAGTGGTGTGATAGAGTCAAGCAACTCTTTACTGCTACTAACATAACAATTACAGAATATAAATTCGGTGAACACTTCGATAAGAAATCATTCTATAAAGAGTTCGGTGAAGGTGCTACGTTCCCACAAGTACAAATTGATAACATGCCTATAGGTGGATGCAAGGAAACATTACAATACCTCCAGAAAAAAAAGTTGATTTAGGTGATCTAAATAAAGGTGCTGAACTTTTATTGAGGGATCCAAAGGCTAAGGAACAACTTCAACAAAAACAATGGAGACGTAAGATGGAACAAGCAATCATTGTGCTGGCAATAATGGTAGGACTTCTTACCCTAGGTCTAGGTCTTGTAGTTGGATACCTTGTTCGAGGCTATATACAAGACACAACAATACAATACTCCCATCCTGAAATGTTTGATGAGAATGGGAACCCACTACCCGATGAACTTCTTGCTATAAGATTTGAAGGTGGACTAAACGAAACTGATGATGATTAATCATGGCTAAATTACCAAAAGATCCCTTAGTATCTGAAATTTTTAGAGCAGTACATGGGAAGAAAACAGTCAAGCAAAAGGTTGACTTGTTAGCAGAGTACAAACGTGACGATGTGAAGGCGATTCTCATCTGGAACTTTGACAAAGGAATTGACAGTGCAATGCCTGAAGGACCAGTGCCTTATAAAATAAATGAGTCACCTGCTGGAGTAGGTCACACAAGACTTGTACATGAATGGAGAACTCTATACAATTTTGTTAGAGGTGGTAATGACAAACTCTCAAACATGAGAAGAGAGACATTGTTTATGCAACTCCTTGAAGGACTTCATGCTGATGAGGCAGAAATAGTATGTCTAGCAAAGGATGGTGACCTTCAGAGTAAGTATAAGATTACACGTAGTGTAGTTGAACAGGTATTTGGTGAAGAAATAAATTGGAGAGATAGGTAGCTTGACTATATAATATACATGTGTTAGAATTAACACAACGTTCAACCCCCTTCGACAGGGGTCGCAAGTAAGCCGACTCGGAACGGAATCGTTCATCCTCTTTGAGGACGCACAAGTTGACTGAAGGAACGGCATTAAACCGCCCATTACTTTAGGAGAAACCCAATGGCACAAGTCACTTATCGTGGTGTCGCATATGACACTGAAGAGTACAACGCAGCAGTGATTGAAGAATCACAAAAGCGTAACAGACACGATCTAATGTATCGTGGAATCAAAGTCAAGAGCAAGGCAAGAGCCTGCAGTTGACATCAAGGAGGGGTTGATCCCCTCCTTTTTTTATGCTATACTATATGAATGGATAAAGACAAACTAAAAATTATTGTTACTGATCTTGAGATGCTTCTATCAGCATTGAAAGCAGAGGTATACTCTGACACAGAATCATATAAGTATGATGATATTGAACCTGTTGAGATGGATTACGATGAATCTTATGAAGAATCATAAACTAACTGGGTCACATGCTTGTACCGTTAGTGCTTATGGTGACTGGAGGTTATCTGAACAGGAGAGTAAATTATATCTAAAACATATAGAACATCTATTGACAGATGATAGGTTGCAAGATGTATTGTTTGATGATATTGCATGGAAGGGTATGCATTTACCCGAAGAACAAAGAAGAGATAAATGTATTTGTTGTAATGGGGTGAGGTATTTTAGATGTGATATAAACTACCCTCCTATTCTGTGTATACATACACCTAATCCATTCAATAAAAAATATAGATTACTTGACGGTAAACATCGTATGGAAAAGATGTTAGCACAACATAGATTCAAATCAAGATTTTATGTGCTAGAATATACCGACATTGAACAATTCTTAGTTCAAAAAACATGACAGTAAAGTTAGTAAGTATTACTCCTGATGCAGAACAGATGATGGCATACATTGCCAGAGTATCTAACCCTGCCAATCAAGAGAATGAAAAGTATGCTGGACTGCTGAAGTATTGTATCAAGCACAATCATTGGTCTGTGTTCGAGCAGTCTTCTATGACAGTAGAGATTGAGACCACTCGTGCTATCGCAGCACAGGTCTTACGTCATAGATCATTTACTTTTCAAGAGTTTAGTCAGAGATATGCTGACACTAAATTGTTAGAAGCAATTGTGTTACCAGAGTTGAGAAGACAAGACTCAAAGAACCGTCAGAATTCTATTGATGATTTAGATCCTGAAGTTGTAGACAAATTGAATAAGCAGATGAAAACTTTATTCAGTTCTTCTTCTGCATTATATAATCAAATGCTTGAGTGTGGTGTGGCAAAAGAGTGTGCTAGGATGGTGCTACCACTGTGTACACCGACCAGAATTTATATGACAGGATCATGTCGTTCGTGGATCCACTATATAAATCTAAGGTCTGCTCATGGTACTCAGAAAGAGCACATGGTGATTGCAAAGGCAGTCAAAGATGTATTTGTTGAACAGTTCCCTGCTGTTAGTGAGGCTTTGGAATGGGAAAAAGAATCGCAGGAATAAATCTTGCAAAAAATGGTTCACTTGTTATATTACATGATGGTGAGATAGAATTTTACCTAGAGGAAGAACGTGTCACAAGAACTAAAAGAGACATCAGTGCGAAGGCTCTTGCCGATAAGTATATTGATTCTAGTATTGATGTTCTTACCATATGTGATTGTTTTACAAGATATACTAGACAAACCTTCCTCGATAGAACCAAAGCCAAAAATGAACTCTGTAAGATTGCTAGATCAAGAGGTTGTTTATCTATTGTAGACTATAGAAACAGGCATCATGAGTGTCATGCTGCTAGTGCATTTTATAACTCAGGGTTTGATGATGCAGTGTGTGTAGTGATGGATGGTAAAGGTTCTTATCATACTGATGATAGTGTGGCACAAACAGAAGGTTATGAATCTGCAGGTGTTCAATTGAGGTATGCTGAGATAGAAAGCATCTATGATTATTCTGGTGAGTTCATTCCTCTGTTCAAACATTACTCTACCTTTTGGAATGAGGATGAGTGTGAATTATTAGATGAACCTTACTGGTACAAGGGGAATCTTTATAGTGATAGGACTAGTGTAGGTCAAGCATTCAGAAGAGTCTCAAGGTACTGTAACTTTGATGAGATAGAGGCAGGTAAAACTATGGGTCTCTCTGCTTACGGACATTCTGGTACACCAACAGACCTATTCGTAGAGGAGTACAATCATAGTCTTTGTAGTAAAGAACTTTATGCTTCAGGAAATACAACTGAATATCACGGTACTGCATACCGACCAGAAGATTTAGCATATAGATTACAAAAGTCTGCTGAAAAACATGCAATCTTTATGATAAAGAAAGCAGTTGAGATGAGTGGGAAAAAGAATGTTGTTGTGAGTGGAGGATTCTTCTTGAATTGTGCAGCAAATCAGAGTATAATAAAAGAGTTAGATATAAATTTGTACGTAGATCCTATTGCATACGATGGTGGTATTGCTATTGGGTCTGCATTATTAGAACATTATGAACATCTTCGTAACTGATCCATCACCCTATACGTCTGCTCAATGCTTACCTGATAAGCATGTTGTCAAGATGCCATTAGAAACATGTCAAATGCTTTCTATTGTTTGTTCTGACAAGTGGGGTCATGGTTACGGTCAATTGCATCGTACCAATGGCGAACCATACAAGACAGAGAAAGGTGCATTCCGTAATCATCCTTGTACTATCTGGGCAAATGAATCACTGACTAATACATGGTGGTTACTTACTCATGGTCTAGCATTGTGTGCAGAGTATACGCATAGATATGGTAAGGTGCATAGTTGTCAGCAAACTATAGAAGAAGCAGCAAGTATTATTCCTCTTCGTAAACCAACCACACCCAAGTCTTTTACTCGTGCTATGCCTGATGAGTATAAACATGACACAAGCATTGACACTTTTACTGCTTACCAAAATTACATTGGCAGCAAACCTTGGGCTGCATCTAATTATCTACGTGACCCATCCAGAAAACCAAATTGGTTATGAAAAACATTTACCTCGGACCTAAGTATGATCTATCTAATATTAGTGGTGAGAGTGTTACTCCTAAACAAGTAGCATCACTCTTAGCTTATGGTGAAAAATATTTGGAGAAGGATAAGTTTTATTCTGGAGATGGACGTAAGGTCATAGCAATATTTCAGGGTAGATCTGAAGCAGGTCCAAGAGCACTAGGTAATCGCTCTATACTTTATGATCCTAGAGATCCTATGGGAAAGGATAAAGTAAATAAAATCAAGCATAGAGAAGCATTTAGACCCTTTGCAGGTACTGTTCTAAAAGAACATGCTAACAAGTACTTTGACATGGCAGGTCTAGATGAGTCACCGTTCATGACCTTTGCTGTTGATATGAGAGAAGATTGGGTGGATAATTTACCTGCAATCAATCATGTTGATAATACATGTAGAGTTCAAACTGTTACGAGAGAACAGAACCAACACTTCTATGATTTGATAACTGAGTTTGAGAAAATTACATCACTACCTATACTACTCAACACATCATTCAATCTAGCAGGTGAACCAATGGTTGAGACACCAGAGGATGCTATCAGAACACTAGAGAACAGTGAGTTAGATTACATTTACTTTCCAGAGATCGGTATACTTAGGGGAAAATGACTTTTTATTTTCAAATATTCGGGGAAAAAAACTCCGTAAATTTTTTGCCCCCTAGGTTTTTATGAATATATTAGGAGTAAACTTATCTAATAACGCATCTATCTGCATCATGAAAGATGGTGTAGTGGATTTTTATTTGGAAGCAGAAAGAATTAATAGAAAAAAGTATAGTAATTCAATCAAATGTTTACTGCCATATATTGATTGTAATATTGATGTGATAGCAGTATCACATTGTTACTGGGATAATCCAACTGAACAACTATTATCAGTGATGGATCTAAGAATGGTAACTAAGATGTTTCCTAATGCAAAGGTCTATGACTATCGTGACCGTCATCACATGACTCATGCTGCATGTGCATGGTATAGGTCTGGGTTTGATGATGCAGTTGTCATTGTGGTGGATGCTAATGGTTCTAAGACAGGTGAGAAGATAGAAATAGAAAGCATGTATGATCTTCCATCATGGAATGTGATACATAAAAGATATTTTGATCAATCTAACATAGGAACTGGTAAGGATTTTGAGCAGTGTTGTATTAGACATGGATGGCATTACATGGATGCTGGTAAGGTCATGGGTAAAGCATCTTATGGACCTAGTGATTGTTATAATGTACAGAAAAGGTGGGAGAAGAGAGCACTTGAGTTAGCAGACCTAACAGATAAAAATCTAATACTTGTTGGTGGTTGCTTCTTGAATTGTACTGTTAACTACATGCTAAAGAAGGAATTGGGTAGACAAATTTATGCTGAACCAATCTCCACTGATGGAGGCACTAGTATAGGAGCTGCTTATCTTGCCAAAACTGAGCATACTTGACGTAAGTACTACGATAGGTTGTAATTTATCCTGCAAAGGGTGCAACCATTTCAGCAATTACTTTTCCTCTGGTAGTAAGTTAGATACTGATGCTTTGTTGAGAGATATAAGAGTTATCTTACCAAGACTGGATATAGATAGAGTGTCCATCATTGGCGGTGAACCTTTACTAAACCCCAGATGTGAGGAGATACTACATGAATGCAGATCACACACTAGAAATGTTGTCTATCTATACACTAACGGTTTACTTCTCTTACAGAATGAAACTTGGATTAGAAGAGCATTAGAAGACCCTAAAATATATCTACGAGTCAGCGTACATTTACCCGAAGTGGTGGATATAATAAAGAAGTTCAATCATCCTAAGGTACTGGTCACCGAACACCATACTGGTAAGGATAGATGGTTTGATTCAATAAAAAAACGAGACGGTAAAGTACATCCTTACAACCATAATAATATCAGTAAAAGTTATAAGGTTTGCTCCTGTCCTAACGCTCAGTTATACAATGGTAGACTATGGAAGTGTCCTAACACTGCATTTTTGAGAGAGTTGCTGTCTGTCACAGGACAAAGTGATGATGATGAATGGCAAGATTATATTGTAGATGGAGTGTCTGTTGATTGTAGTGATGATGAATTGACAAAGTTCTGTACTAATAGTAGAATAGCAGAGAACGTATGCAATATGTGTACTGCTAAACCATTACACTTTAGTGCTGCTATTCAGGACTCAATAAATAAATCACTCGCAAACACCCATGCCAACATATCCACTAAAAAATTTGAAGACAGGTGAGACCAAAGAACTGTCTATGACAATGAAAGAGTATGATGAGTGGAGAAAAGATAACCCTGATTGGGATAAAGATTGGTCGAAAGGATCAGGAGGAGTAGTCAGTGGTACAGGAGATGTGTACTCTAGAACTGATGGAGGTTGGCAAGAAGTGTTATCTAAAGTAGCACAAGTGCCAGGATCCAAAGTAAAACCTCAAAAAAGAACTCACTTCTAATGCCAGCAAGAAAAAAGAAAATGGCCAACAACGTTGGACTTGGTAGGTCTACTAAGCAAATGAAGAGAAAGAAACCATACAACGTTGATCAGATGGTAGCAGTGGAACCTATCACTGCTAATCAAAAAATTGCCTTTGAATCATATAAAGAAGGTAAAAATCTATTCCTATATGGTGCTGCTGGTACGGGTAAAACATTTATAACCCTGTACAATGCACTAAAAGACGTTTTAGATCCTATAACTCCTTACAATAAGGTAGTGATAGTAAGATCTTTAGTGTCTACAAGGGAGATTGGTTTCTTACCTGGTGATCATGAGGACAAATCATTCTTATACCAGATACCATATAAAAATATGGTCAAATATATGTTTGAGTTGCCTACTGATCAAGAATTTGAAATGTTATGGGGCAATCTCAAGGAACAGGAGAGTGTAACCTTCTGGTCTACATCTTTTATCCGTGGTACTACACTAGATGATTCAATTGTGATTGTAGATGAGTCACAAAACTTGAATTTTCATGAGTTAGATAGTATAATAACAAGGTGTGGTGAGAATTGTAAGATCCATTTCTGTGGTGACGCAGCACAAACAGATCTTATTAGGACAAACGAGAAGAATGGTATTCTAGATTTTCAGAAGATCGTTCAACGTATGCCTGAGTTTGATTTAGTTGAGTTCGACATCAATGACATCGTAAGATCAGGTCTTGTCAAGAGTTACCTTGTAAGTAAAATTGAATTAGGTATGTAATGTTTACTCATGTAGAATGTGATCTTCCTGCTCTGAGTAGGAAGACTATTGAGGGAGTGCGATACTATACTGTAGAAAATAGACCAATGGTGTCTATCACATCGGTTACTTCTCACTTCAACAAAGAGATCTTTGTCAAGTGGAGGAAGAGAGTTGGTGATGAAGAAGCAGATAGAGTTACTAAAAGATCTACTACTCGTGGCACTAAAGTACATACTCTAATAGAGAATCATCTATTGAATAAGGATGTGGATCCTGATACACCTGGTTCTAAGATGTTATTTCTGCAGGCTAAAGAATCTTTAGAAAAGATAAATAATATATACGCTCTTGAAAAGAGTCTTTATTCTACCGAGTTAGGTGTTGCAGGTACGGTAGATTGTATTGCAGAATATGATGGTGAGTTGTCTATAATAGATTTCAAAACAGCAGCTAAACCTAAACCAAGAGACTGGATTGAGAACTACTTTGTACAGGCAGCAGCGTATGCATGTATGTTCTACGAGAGGACTGGTATCCCTGTCAAGAAACTTGTCATACTTATGACATGTGAGAACGGAGAAGTGACAGTTTATCAAGAGTATGATAAAATGAAGTATATGAAATTACTTGTAGAGTACATCAACAAATTTGTAGAGGACAAACTAAATGGCAACTAAAGCAGAGATGAGATCAGTATTGAAGAACAAGTTCCTATGTCAGGACAAGTTCTCCAATGATATTGAGAACCTAGTCAAAGATAATTCTGGTATGAATTATATTGAAGCAATCTGTCACTACTGTGAACAGAATAGTATAGAAATTGAATCTGTAAGTAAACTTATCAGCAAACCAATGAAAGAGAAGTTGAAAGGTAATGCAAGTGAACTAAATTATTTAAAGAAAACATCTAGAGCTAAATTTGTAGCATTATGATATGAATCTGTGGAAAGAACGTAAATTAGCAAAGGCATGTTTACGTGATTGTAATGTAGATTCATTGTCAAAGAAGGTAGAATATATAAGATCACTCAAAGGATTTTGGACAGATAACTTTCAACATGTGTCCGATGAAGAGATAAAACGATTAGAAAAGAGGAGACCTACTACTAGACTACTAAGTATACACACTATCAATGGGTGTAACTTAGCATGTCGTGCTTGTAATCATAATAGTAGTTTGTTGAGTGCTAGTAGTAAGATAGATATTGATCAGTTATTGGTTGATATAGAAAATATACTACCTAAAATATTTGTTTGGAGTCATATTAGTATAATAGGTGGTGAACCATTGTTAGAACCTCGCACCAGAGAGGTCACACAGAGGGTCAGAGAGTTGTCAAAGCGTACTGGGCAACCTTGTGTAGTAAAGTTGTTTAGTAATGGTTCTAGGTTGTTACAAGAGAAGGAGTGGATAGTTGATGAGATGTTGAAGGGAGTTGTTTTCCGATTGACATTTCATTTCCCATGGTATACAATGAAGGGAGTCAAAAATTGGCAGAATGCTTATGAGTTTGTAAAGTATGCTGAGTCTAGAGGTCTTGATGTCAATGGCAATACATTTGAATTGAGTGAAGCATTCCGTATGGACAATGGTCAACCAAGAGTATGGTTTGATCTAGTCAAGTATGATTACAGTGATGGTATCAAATACTATCCTTATGAAGACCATAACATTACAGAAAGTTTCAAGCATTGTAGTTGTCCTAATTCACAACTATACAATGGACATCTATGGAAGTGTCCCATGATATCTTACCTCAGAGAATCATTAGCAGTCACAGGTCAGTTAGATGATCCTAAGTGGCAAAAGTATCTGGCATACAAACCAACTAGCATTGGTGCATCTGAAGATGAGTTGAGAGCATCATTCCAAGAGGTCTTAGAACCTCGTGACATTTGTGACATGTGTTCTGCTAACCCTAAATGGTTTACTGCAGCACAGCAATTAGATTCTAAGAAAAAGAAACACGTTGAGATGATCAACCCTCCACATTATGACACCGTTTGACACTTACACAAAGTATCTTGCTTTTAAAAATCATTTTACTAAGGAAAAATATGACTATCATAGGTATGGTGGCAGATCAAGAGCAAAGATAGATTCATTTTATAAGAGAAAGGATAGGTACTTCTTTGAGAAGACATCTAGAAAGTATAAAGATGATGAGATATGTGATTTCTTTCTTGCTAACTTTGTAGATACTGACAATCCTCAAGGATTATGGATAGGGAACATAATAAAAACAGGTGAGGTAGTATACAAGGAGTGGATGAAGAGACAGCAGAGTTTATTCTATAACTTCAAGCAACAATCAGATGAGATGATGGATGAGTATGATTATGATGAGTTCTTTGATGCATCTAAAGGTCACCCACCTATACTCAAAGAACATCTTGCTGGAAGGATAAGTGTGGAAGAGATGTGCATCTATGAAAAGATATTTTCTTACTGTAAAGACTATGATAAACAATTAGATGATCCAGTGTGGAATACCGTAGGACTAAAGATAAGGAAGTACATACCGTTTCTAAATATTGACAAGAAGAAATACAAAGATCACCTATTACAAAAAGTCAAAGAGAGGTATCATGAGTGAGTTTTTTCAATCAGAAACTGTCCGTGGTGAGATGGAAGACATCATGGATTTACAGAAAGAATTGTATGAGGTTATAAAAGATTTTCCTAAGATGAGTGATGAAGCTAAGTGGCATCACATTGAAACTGTAAAAGAGTTACTAGAGAAGCAAGAAATAATGTGGACAAGACTATCATTATCAGATGATCCTTCTGCAAAAATAATGAAACAGAACTTAGAGAAGGGGTCAAAAGAAATGGGATTTGGTGACGCAGATCTTGGTAGTATATTCAAGAACATGAAAGTCACACTCAACGCTTTACAATCTACACTAAAACACTAATGTCATTTTTGATTCATAATTTACCACCGTACTCGGTGCATGTGAGAAAAGAATTTTTATACGACCATCAGAAAGGTCATGGTGAGATAACACCTGGCACATGGATATCAGTCAAGAGTGTGCAGCACAAAGCATTGTACTTTGAGACATTGTTGACAGATTACGGTGCATTGTTTGATAAGTTACCACTTAGTGCATTTGTGTGGAAGACAGACTACAATCCTGACGAACTACTACCACTAGACACACTCCAACTATGGGATTGTTTTGATTATGATTTGACTGTCATAGAGAAACCATTACTCAATCGTTGCTCCTTCTTTGGTAAGGATAAACAGATGCATGATGGACAGTATTGTTTTACTATCGACAACTGTCATGCACAGTCATCAACATTGAACACAAACTACAGTCAGGATGACCCAGAACATAAGTCATTCAATGTTATAGCACTAGACAACGGACAGTTTGCAGCACAACCAAACAATAGAGTACAGTGGAGAGACATGAGTTTGATACCAGAGGAGAGAAAGACACCAGACTTCGAGGTGTGCTCACAGAATTATATGGTAGAGAACACAGAGAAGTGGAGTGTGGGACATACTACAGAGTGGGCATACAAATCTAAAGATGAAACATGAATAACTTTACTGTCTTCTTATACTTTCTCATGTTTGCTGCAACAGCAGGTGCAACGTTTGCATTCATGTGGAAGATGACTAGTGCATCTTTGGAAGACATGAATAAACCAGTGAGAAAAAGAAACATACATCCAGAGATGAAGGATGTTCAAGACGGTGAAGAGTTATTAGTTTTTAGACAACAGGAAGATGAGACTTGATGTAGTAAAATGGACTAGTGCTACCATAATACCCATTGCTATGGTTTTTCATGTAATGGGATGGACTCCTTGGAATAGTATTTTGCAGATGATAGGAGCAGCAGGATGGGTCTACGTTGGCAACAAGATGGGTGAGAAAGCTATAGTAATGAACTTCTTACCACAATTTTTTATTATAATACCAGGTCTTATTATTCTTTGGTATACTAAATGATTTATTTTGATGGTTGCTCTGTTACTATGGGAGCAGAACTTGATGATAAAGAAACTAAAAGATATAGTAGGTTAGTTGCTAATCATTTTGGAGTAGAAGATTATAATATTGCTGTGGGTGGTGGTAGTAACAGAAGAATACTAAGGAATTTACTGAGTCATGATCTGTCACAGTATGAGATGTTTATTATACAAATGACAAAAAGAATGAGAACAGAGTTTTATAATGATGGGTGGCAAAGAATTCAGACATCAGTCCCTCATCCTTTTTTGAAAGACATGTACACTGATGAGTATGGTAAGATAGATGAGATGATAATGTATCATGCTATGAAATCTATACTAAAAGATAGACCTCATTTTATACTATCAATACAACATGATACGAAGGTTCCTGTTGATTATGTTACCAATGATCCATATCCTAGAGCACCTCGTGGACATCCTAATGAGGAAGGTCATAAATTCCTCGCAAACCTTGTTATATCAAGGGTTGACAATACCTAAATAGTAGTGTATAATATACATAAATCCAACTAATACGACAAATATGTCATTTGCAAATCTGAAAAAGCAATCTCGCTTGGGCAGTCTAACTTCCAAACTGACCACTGAGATAGAAAAAATGAATAAGGGAGGCACTGGTGGTGCTGACGAGAGATTATGGAAATTGGAAGTAGACAAGGCAGGTAACGGTTATGCCGTTATTCGTTTCCTACCTGCACCTAACGGTGAAGAGTTACCTTGGGCGAAAGTATGGTCACATGCATTCCAAGGACCAGGTGGTTGGTACATTGAGAACAGTCTTACTACTCTTGGTGGTAAAGATCCTGTCTCTGAGTACAACAGACTACTTTGGAACAGTGGGAACGATGCTGATAAGGATTTAGCACGTAAACAGAAGCGTAAGCTTAGTTACATCAGCAACATTTATGTTGTAAAAGATCCAACCAACCCACAGAATGAGGGTAAGGTATTCTTATATAAGTTTGGTAAAAAAATCTTTGATAAGATTACTGCAGCAATGCAACCTGAGTTTGAGGATGAGGAAGCAATCGATCCATTCGATTTCTGGGCAGGTGCAAACTTTAAACTAAAAGCAAAAAATGTGGCGGGATATCGCAATTACGATAGCAGTGAATTTGCTGCTACTGGTGCTCTTCTGGAAGATGATGATGCACTAGAGGCATTATGGAAGAAGCAGTACTCACTCTCTGAGTTCACTGCTGCTGATCAGTTCAAATCATATGATGATTTGCAGAAGCGTTTAGACCAAGTACTAAATGCATCTAGACCAAAGGTTGCACCTGAGGTTGCTGATGAAGAGGTAGAGATCAAAACTGCTCAACCTGAATTAGTAACTGCGTCACCTATTGTAAATTCTCCAAAAGATGATGACGATGCACTGTCATACTTTCAGCGTCTAGCAGAAGAATAATATACAGGCAAAATCGACTTTTAGTTCCAAAAAACCCCGAAAAAAACTTCGGGGTATTTTTTTGCCTATAGGTTTTTTTAGACTCTTATATTATCGCCCGATTTTGTCTTTTTATTGATATATTGAGAACTATCCTTATATGTCATAATATCTCTCAAGTCCTCTATTATCATATCAAGGTAATTTGACCTTATAGTAAAAATATCCCTTTTTGAATCATTTTTATTAATTTCAAAATCATAATTTGTGAACGAATCTAGAACATCCGAACCTGATAGAGAATAGTTAGTTCCATTGTAATTATACTTGAATGTAAAATTAGCATCAACAGTCAATCCCCCTTCTAAGATTAATACTTCTTCTTCATCCCTAATGTCTTTTGTTTCATAATGATGTATTTGAGTCAATTGTTCAGGGTTGTACTTATTGTTTAAATACCTTTGCAAGTCATATTGACTCATAGGCCATTCATCTCTAACATTCAAGATATTATTTGATATGAGGACAATCCAATCTAACTCAGAATCTCCGTATATTTTTTCTGCAACATTATCTGGTCTATCGTCACCTACGACAAGATATTTCTCAAAAGCAACTGCATTTTGGAAAAAATCTTCTCTAATTTTTCCTCTTTTGAAGAGATTTTTTGTTATGTAAGAATCACCACTAGAATTTCTATTTGGAGAAAATGATGGTAGAATTAAGTCTGGGTGTTGGTCGAAATAAGCCATTTTAGAATCCTATGTCGTCGTCTGTGATGTTGTTTTCACCTACTATGTTTAGACCTAAGTCTGCTAAACTTGGGTCAACATTCTTACTTACAAAGTTATGATCATAATCATTAGAGAATATAGGTGTAAGTTCTGTAAATGTTAGAGTCATAAAACTTCTAACTGGCATTGACACTGCTTTTTCATCCTCATATGCTTGATATACATTCTCTGGTGTAAAGTTGATTTCACATGCAGTCAATGCACATATTTTAAAAATATTCAAACCTTTTATTCTTTTTCCTTTATTTTTATAACATAATCTGAATACATGTGGTGAACCTAGATATAATTTTTCACCCGTGTTATTTGATTTTGAGGGTAACATACCTTGTTTGAAAAATCTTTGTATTTTTCTTGTTGCTGTTGCATCTACCTCATCATCAGGTGCAAATTGGAATACAAAGGTAAATGTTCTAAGTTTAGGTGATGAGAACAATAATTCTAAATTGGGGTTGATTGCCATACCAGTAGATCTTGCGATCATTTGACTTGGATCAACATTTATCCCTACTTGTGCTAATGCTGTTTTTGAGAGAACTGATGATATGAGTTGTCCAGATTGTCCTCCCCCTAGTTCTGGCAGTTTATTAAAAGTTTCTTTGATTCCATCTAGTCCAGATTTTGTAGCACCTGCTATATTTGTTTTTCCACCGAGAAGACTTGATATTTGATTTTGAACTCCCATAAAAGCACCTGCTTCTAGAGCATTTACTCTACCTTCACCCCAATCAACTCCATTGCTTGATTTGATAGCGTTTGGTATTGGTAGTTTTACCATACCTTTGGATGTTTTTGCATTACCTATGTTACTACCTCTAGACAAACCTGCATTAGTGGTATTAGCAAAACCATATTGTTCCTGTGTTTTTTTATCACGAAGATCCATATACTTTTCCTTAAAAGTAGAAGCACCTCTTCTATTTTGATTTGGACCTACAAGCTGATTACCTTGACCCTTAGCATTATTTCGCACTTTAACATTTCCATGTTTTGCTAGACTATCTGCTTGAGGTGCGGTGTATTCAAACGCCTCAATCAAGATATAATCTTGATCTGTTGGTAGGTCTGCTGGATATCTTAGGACTTCAGGGTCTTTATCGGGTGTTTTAGTGATTGGTGCTGGACTGGTATCTTCTTTTTTTCCTTCTTCTTTTACAGAAACATCTTTATTTTTTGTTTTGTCTGGAAATTCTGTTCCTGAATGTGAAGTAAATCCTCTTGCAACATCATACATTCCAGACTCACGTAAAGCATTTTCATGAGTTCTTTCATTTCTAGTTGTTTGTTTGCTTGCTAAGACTGATACGTCATCAACAGCACTTCTAAACGCATTGCCTCTTCCTCCATCTGCATCTTTGGTAATTGCTTCACCTATTAAACTATTTGGATTTACTGTTACCCAATTAAAGGGTCTCTTTTTACTTTTGTATACTACTTTATTTGTTTTACCATAATTACCATTTTGAATATCTAAATCTAAACTTTCTCTTACTTTTATGCTTTTTCCCTCAGATGTGACCGTGTATTCAAAATTCTGAGACATTCTACCGTCTTCTAGTATTGATAGTTTATCAGACATTACCACACCCTCGTTTTACTAACAGGCATCTCAACACTTCCGAGATCTCTGATGAACTCTTCTATAGGTAAATTAAATGCAGTTTCCCATTCTTCCATTGCTATATCCAAGAATAACGTATCGACATAGGATTTTAGGTATTTATGGTATCCCTTAGGAAGTTCTGCTGGATTTGCTTCATCTATCCATTCCATTATCATTTCTCGTTCATCTGGTGCATAATAGTGTAAGTTGACACCCCAGAAAACATTAGATTGACTTGCTATAATATAACATAAAGGGTTTCTGTCATAATATCTCAATTTTTCTGCAGTTTTTGCACCATATTGAAACAGCATTAGATGACCAGGTACAGGTGTGCCTGTTGTCTTTGATTTAGGAAAGGTGTTTCTAAACTCCAAGTTCTTTCTCCGTTAGTATTTGAAATTCCCATCTTCTATCTTTACAGAAGTCTTCTGCTGCTTCCCATTTTGCATGGTTTACTGCATATTTCATCACTTCAGTAACATACTTCTTAGTTTTTGTTTTTTGTATTCTTGGTTCTTTTACTTCTTTAGCAGGTTTGACTTCAATTATCTTTTCAAGTATTTTTCCTCTTACATCTTTGTATTTGATATAAAAATCTGGAAAATATCTATGGGATCTATTGTCAACTGGTGATCTATATGGTATTATTATCTCTTCTGATGACCAAGTTATAATATCTTTATTTGAATCACAATAATTCATGAATTTTAGTTCCCAAAGAGATCTGTAAGTAATATTACTTGAATTACCTTTGTACTTTTTGCGGTTTTTTGGTCTAAACTTTCCTTTATATGACATACATAGTATATAACTAAGCATCTTATATTTAGAAGGTATGGCATCAGATACCATAAACTCTAGGAGATATTATCTACCAACTAGCGAATTATACGAAACTGGATCGAAGTTTGGTAGTAATGTACCTGCTTTTAATAATATTTACGATGTGTTTATAAATTTTGCTGCAAGTTCTCAACTAAGCAGTTTTGTTGAAGAGCAAAATAAGCATTATACTAATAAATCAGTAGGATCTAGTCTTGCTTTGTATTGTTCTGAGGCACTTTTGCCTGGTTCCGACCTTCAAACATCAACAGTTGATGGACTAAGGCAAGGTATGTCTCAACATTATGCTACCTTTAGAAGGTTTCCTGATATTACCCTTACTTGGTATACTCAGCAAAACTATATGACAAATGATATATTCAATTCTTGGATGGAATTTATTTCTCCAAATGAAGTTCAAGTTCCATTGACAAGATTGAGTTCTTTTAGAAAAATGAGATATCCTAATACGTATAAAATTCCCATGGAAATAACTGCATTTAGTAAGGATGTAAAAGGACCGCCTGATAGATTGACAGATCATCCTGGTGTAAGAACACCTAGTAGTATAACTTACTTTATTGAGCAAGCATTTCCTACTTCTATAGTGTCAGCACCATTATCATATGGTAAGGCAGAACTAATAAAAACATCAGTTACTTTTAAGTACGAAAATTATTCTATTCAACGTACTTCTAGAACTGGTGAGGTTCTTGCCAAATCTAGTCTATAATAACCCTATAAATAAAGCCACTGAAGTGAATTACTATGCCATTGCCTAAGGTCGTAGCACCTACATTTGAATTAAAACTAATTTCTACATCGAAAACAGTAAAATATAGACCATTTCTTGTAAAAGAGGAAAAGGCTCTTTTGATTGCAATGGAGAGTGGTAATGATAAAGACATTACTGCTACAATCAAAGAAGTTCTAAAATCATGTATTTTATCTCGTGGAATAAAAGTTGAAGAGTTACCTAGTTTTGAGTTAGAGTATTTGTTTTTGAATATTAGAGGTAAGTCTGTTGGTGAAAAGGTTGAACTTTTAGCAACTTGTCAAGATGACGGAGAAACTAAGGTTCCATTGACCATAGCATTATCTGATATAAAATTGGATGTTCCTGATGAACACTCCGATACTATAGATTTGGATGGTGGAATTTCTGTAAAAATGAAATATCCATCAATGAAGCAATTTCTAGATACTAATTTTAGTGTTGCTGGAAGTGATAAAGATAGAATTAGTGAAGCATTCAAAGCAGTCGCTGACTCTATTGATCAAATATACACTGCAGAAGAATCATGGTCTGCAAGTGATTGTACTAACAAAGAGTTAGTAGCATTCATTGAACAATTGAGTTCGGCACAGTTTCAAAAGGTTGAAGAATTTTTTGCAACCATGCCTAAGTTACAGTATAAAGGAAAGATTACTAATCCAAAAACAGATGTAGAATCTGAAGTCGTAATTGAGGGATTGGCAAATTTTTTCGCATAATGTTATATCATACCAGCATTGATGCTATGATGGAAGCAAATTTTGCTTTGATGCAGCATCACAACTGGAGTCTTAGTGATATTGAGTCTATGATACCTTGGGAAAGAGAAGTTTATGTTGGATATCTCGTCAAGTTCCTAGAGAAACAAAAGTTAGAAGCACAACAAGCACAACATGCAAACTCCTGGTAGAGCAGTAGAACCCCAAACTCCTATGGTTCCTTTGGAACGTAGGATGGAATCTGCCTATGAGAGAATGTTGCTCAAAGTGCAAGACGGCACTCCAGTAGAAAGACCTCAGATTAGAGGTTTGGGTCGTGTTATTCTTGAGATGGAACAACTCAACAATAACATGAAGAGTATCCAATCTGAGATACAAAGAGATATAAGAGCAAGACGTAAATATTTTGAAGCAGAGCAGAAATTACTCAAAAAAGATATACAACAACAGCAAGGATTTCAGACTGCTGCTCTTTTTGATCTACGTAAGGTAATAGGACTAGCATCATTTGGTATTGCAGCAAACGAACTTGCTCAAGGAGATATTGGAGGTGCAGCACAGGGTATTGGATTAGGAACAGCAGCGTTCTTACCAGAAATTGCACAGGGTGTTATTGGAATATTAGCTGCAAAAGGAATTTTAGGTGGTCTTGGTGGTCTTGGTGGAGGACTACGTACAGGTGGAATGGTTGCAGGTGGACTTGGAATGTTGGGAGGTGGTAAAGCAAAGGGTATCTTAGCACTAGCAACTCTTGGGGGATTATTGCTAACTGGTAAAGCTTTAGCTGGAAGTGCTGATAATAAAAGAAAACAAACTATACAAGCAACAAAGAAAGATTCATTACTAAAAGAAAGTGATGTAGATAGGTTTAGTAGTCAACTTACTAGATTTAATACTACATTAGTGGATATTGATCAAACTAAAGAAAAAAAACAAGAATCTACTATACAAAATCCTGACGACATTGACAGTGGACCACTTGGTTCTATGCTGTCCGATGTAAAATCAAAAAAGGAAAATTCTAATACTAGTAAAGTCGATGCTAAATCAAAGTCAACAGTAATCCCAACTTCTGATCCTAAAGAAGATACCATTCCTATGAAGGATCTCATGGGCGGTAGTGTGACAGATGAAGATGCAAAGCAAGAGATGGGAAGATTGGGCATGAATAAAGGTGGACAAGTTCCTGGTTCTGGAAATACTGATACAGTTCCTGCGATGCTGACTCCTGGTGAAGTTGTTATGAGTAAATCAGCAGTTGATAAGATTGGTGCTGATAAACTTTTAGCAATGAATGCTGCAGGAGGTGGAACTAATAGACCAAGTTATGATACTCTAGGATATCGGTTTGGACAAACGAACCCAAACATGTTAGTTTCAGGATCTACAAGATTTACTGATAAAACAACTGATAGTACAAAAAAACGAGGAATGCTAGATAAATTCTTTAATCGTGACTTTGATTCATTTAAAGAAAAAAATCTTGGTAGAGGTTTGCCAGGATTAAGTATGCAGACAACTGAGAAATTCAGAACCACTGATAAAGACAGCACTCTAGAAGGTGAAAGAATTCTTACAGAGGATATTGCTAGTGTAGGAATGCCTGATATAATAGAACATCAGGAAGATCTGATGAAAAGAATAAACGCAATCGAAGGATTTGAAGATAAAACAATAGATGATGTTATAGGTGGAACAATTGATATGGATGCCCAACAATTTACACGACTTCTCAACAGGAGTGATGCTGCGAGAGCAACAGAAAAGAAACGAGAATTAGCGAGGAAACTTGATGAAAAAGAAAATATAGATACGTCATATAGAACGCTGCCAGCATTCCAAGGTGGTGGTTTAGTTGGTGGTGGTACAGTTAGTAGTAATAAAAACATAGAACCAGTAGAAAGTAAGGGTGGTGGTGGTATAGCACCCCTTGTGATAAATCAAGGCGGAAAGAATATTGAAATACCTTCTCTTCCACCAGTACCTCCCAATATTACAGGTGATGTAAATGTGTCAACAATATTTGATGGATCTATAGACAAACTTGAATCTGCATACGCATTACAAACTTACGTTGCTTTCGGATAAATGAATCTAACACCGATAGTCACTAAATCTAAAAGAACTTCTAATGTTTTACTAAGAGATATTAGTAGAAGATCTTCTCTCAATAGAACGTATGAGAAGAAGACCTTAGAATTGTTGAAGAAGTCAATAGAGGAAAGAGGTAAAACATATAGTGCTTTATCTAAGAGAGATAAGCAAGGTGGTGGATTATTAGGTAATCTTCTTGGAGGTTCATTACTTCTAAGAAGACTTAGAGGTCGTGGTCCTAAAGGTCCAGGTTCTATCGGACCTGGTGGTATTAGACCAAAATCACCTATACGACCTAGAGGAGGTGGTACGATAGGTGGTGGTGTTGGTAGACTTGGTAGATTTGGTAGAATAGGGCCGTTAGCAGTATTAGGTACGGGATTAGATTTTGCAGGTAGGGTAGGTAGTGGACAGAATATAGCACAAGCAACTATTGGTGCTGGTGGAGGATTAGCAGGTGCTTTAGCTGGTGGTGCGAAAGGTGCTGCAATAGGAACGGCAATTGGTGGACCTCTTGGAACTCTTATTGGTGGTGTTGGTGGTAGTATTCTAGGTGGATTTGCTGGTGGAGGTATTGCTGATTTACTTACTGGTGCATCAGATAATAAAAGAAGACAAGAAATACAACAGATTGAGGAAAGCAATGAAAAATCTAAGTTTTCAAAATCTTTAGATAAATTTGATAATGTTATTGATAATTTTGAAGGTAGTACGACTCCACTGATAAAAGATTATAAAGAAAATAAAGGTAAAACGGGTGGTGGACTTCAAGGTTTTATTAGAAGGCAAGCACCTGGACTTGCTATAGGTTCGGTAATTGGAGGTGTACTAGGAACAATTGGAACAATTATTTTACAAGAACTAGCAATTACTGCTGCTTTAGCAGTTGCACCTGTTCCAGGTACAAGATTTATTGCTGCAGGTAGACTTTTAGCAAAAATACCATTACTTGCAAGGTTTGGTAGAGTCTTATTAAGACTAAGATCGTTTTTGTCTAAATTACCAATTTCAAAAACAGTTGCTAGAGTTGCAACAACAGGTCGTTTAAAAAAGACTGTATTATTTCCTGAGAGAGCAACTGGATTTAATAATCAAGGTGTTCTTAGACAGCTTACAAGAGGTCCAGCAAGAAGCAATATAATAAGAAGAAATCGTTTTAGACTTGATCCTCGGTTGAAAGATATTATGGATGACACAGATGGTCTTAGTAAAATTACTATGGATCAAATCAAAAAAAATGTAGGGAGAACACCATCTGGACAAGATCCAAAAATATTAGAACAAATTGTAGGTGGATTGAGAAAAGAAGGTAAAATAGATCCAATTGGAGGTTCAATAATAAATCCAGGCACAAGATTAAATATAGGTAAAAAATTTAGTCCTGGTAGCGGTACAGTAAAACCATCTAAATTACTTGAAAACTTCAAACAATTAGATCTAGATCTAAAGAACATTAAACCTAGGCAAGAAGGTGGTAGAGTAGAGGCAGGTACACCATACATGGTTGGTGAGTTAGGAAAAGAATTATTTGTACCTGATGTGAGTGGTGACATTATACCTAACGATCAACTAGGTCCAGCAATGATTGCCATGACCAGTGATCCTGATACTATTATAAAATCTTCAGGTGGTGGAGATAGTTCTGGTGGTGGTACTGTCATTGTACCAGCGAGTCCATACGATGTTGTCGCTAAATATGCACAGATGACGGGATTGTTTACGGTATAATGGCAAAGAAGTCCCTATGGTCAACTGGTCATACCTTAAAAACATTTGATATAATACCTGCAGGTGGTGGTAAAGCTACCAATCTGATGGGACAAGTTGCTGGAATAAAATATTTTGAGGATGTTATTGATTCAAGTATTCATGTTGAAATGTTTTGTTATGATACCTTTGGGTTTCTAAATGAATTACCAATTAGAAGTGGGATGACTGTGCATCTAGCTGTAGAGCATCCTAGTCAAGAAGAACAATTTAGATGGGATGATAGTACAGAACCATTGGTTATTTCAAATATATCAGCTAACACATCAGATACTAAAAGAGAAATATTTGCACTTACTCTTACAACAAAACATGCAGTAACAAATCATACACAAAGAGTTTGGGAAAAATATACAGGTAAAATATCAGATATTGTATCAAAAATTTTGAAAGATAAGTTAGAAATAACAGAAAGAATGAGTGTGCATGATACAAAAAACGAGACTGAGTTTACTGGTAATTATAGAAGACCTCTTTTTATGATTAGTAAGTTGTGTCCAAAATCAATCCCAACAACTTCAGATGGAGATAAACCATCAAAAGGAAGTTCTGGATACTTATTTTTTGAAACACAAGATGGATATAATTTTCATAGTATTGATAAAATATTTGATGATGCTACAGGAGCAGAAAATGTAAAATACATAGCACCAGCAGAAAAAAGCACGTTAGATCCAAACAATAACTTTTATTTTGCTTCGCCACCTAGATGGGTAGAAAGTCATGATCTCCTCAAAAAATTGAGAACAGGGGCATACAAGGCAGCAAATTATTACTATAATATACAGACGAGACAACCAATTTTTTCTGAATATAGTTTGACAGAAAGTCTTAGGAAATACCTAAAACTATCAAACGATGAAGAAAACATTCCAGCAGAATATTCTGAATACTATTCAAGAATGACTTTTGGAATACTTGACAATGCAACCATGACACCCACTGTGGAAGGTCAGGATGCAGAAACTCCTCAAGACCAAGCTAATTTCCAAGCACAATCTAGTGCTAGGTATTCAGCATTATTTTCTCAAATGTTGAATATTAGTGTTCCTATGAACTTGAGTCTGAGGGCAGGTCAAGTTATTTTCTGTGAGTTTCCTAAGCTAAATATTGAAAAACCAACGAGAAAGGGTGTAAACCCTGCCTCTGGTCTTTATATGATAGCAAGATTGGCACATGAGTTTGGTGACAAATCATACACTGGACTTACACTCGTAAGAGATTCTTTCCAACCTAACGAATAACATGACCACAAAAGTCCCACAACACGACCTCGATCACGAGGTTTACATCGATCCTAAGGATCATAAAGAACATGTCAATCATGGTATGATTGAATATAGTGAGAAGGATTTAGAGATGCATAATGATGCATTTCATGCTCATGATGAATCGGAAGTGGAGCCTAATGAAGGTAAGATCAATGACTGGCACACACGCCATGAAGATAAGCATTTAGAGGTATATTGTGACAATCATCCAGATTCATTAGAATGTAGAGTGTATGACGACTAATGCTCGAATCTAGTAAAGTTGGTATAAATTTTGCAGGTAAAGACGGTTTCTACTGGTTCATTGGACAGGTAACCGCAGATTACGCATGGCGTGATAAAAATAATCAAAACGTAGAATTAGGGTATAGGGCAAAGGTAAGAATACTTGGTCATCATCCACCAGAATCAGCAGCAGAGGGTGGTATTGATGACGAAGATTTACCATGGGCTCATTTTCTTGTATCACCTCAGTTCGGTTCTGGACATAATAGAGGTGGTACAAGTTTTGGATTGCAGGGTGGTGAAACTGTTTTTGGTTTCTTCTTAGATGGTGAAGAAGGACAACAACCCATAGTTGTTGGTTTATTTCATGCAAACTCTACCATAGAACCACTAAAAACTTGGGAGAAAGTATTATCAGGAAAAAGTTCTGGGTTCGGTCCTTTTACTGCTGATAAGAGTTTAGAGGTAGGAAAACATATAACAGGTTCTCATGGTAAAATACCAATTGAAAGTGGTGGTATAATAGACAGTGATGATAAGATAGTAGAGAGTAAGGTTGCAGGTGATGAGGGTGTCAAAAAACCAGAGGAAACAACAGAACAGTTTCATGATAGAACCAAAGGTAATGCAAAGATTCATGAAAAGATACAGGTAATAAACCAAGTTATAAATGATAAACCAGACACTGTTGAAGTAGCACAAAAATGTGTTACACCTGGTGGTGCAATGGGAGAAGTGTCAAAAGTTCTCCAAGCTTTTGTTGATGAGGTAAGTGGACTTGAACCATTTGAAGATAAACATATAGATCCAGTGCTCAACAGAATAGTTGACATGGATAAATTGATATCAAAGGCATCTAATAAAATTGCTGGTGGATTTTCAGCAACTATTAGACAAGCTAGGAAGGAGATGTTGAAAGAAGTTGATGATCAAGTTAGTAAGGCAGTTAGTTTTTTAGATCCATCACACCTTATAAAAAATCTAGAAGTAAGAAAGCAAACTGATCAAGTTTATTGTTTGATAGAGAATGTTATAAATGGTTTGAAAAATTTTGTCGGTGATTTTTTGAAAGGATTGGTAGGCAATCTACTTCAGTTCCCACTTTGTGCAGCAGAACAGTTTCTTGGAGGTCTTATTTCAGGTATTAGTGACAAGATTCAAGGTATGATTGGACCTGCACTAAGTTCAATATCAAGTTTAGCAGGTGGTATTTCTTTACCTCCATTTTCAGGTATGATGGGTAAAGCACTCAACATTGCTCAAGCAGGTCTTGCTTTGCTTGAGTGTGAAGGTAATGAGTGTGAGGCAGAACCTTTAGATTGGAAAACTAATTTGGGTGCAGATCCTAAAAAGAAATTGAATTTTGGTAGAATGATGGGTCTTGCTACTGGATTGAGTTCTCTTGGTGGATTAGGTGATGCTATAAAAAATCCTATGGGTGCTCTTGGTGGTATGTTCCCTGGTATTGGTAAGGTTACTGGAGCAATTAGTCAAGTAAAAGGAATCGCAGGTACTGTATCTACATTGAAGAGTGGTTTATCAGGTGGCATACCTGGTGGTATGTCTAATTTGGTTGGTGGTTGTGATCCATTTACTAAAAATTGCGGATCACCTAAACTTTCAATCTTTGGTGGTGGGGGTTCTGGTGCAGTAGGAAAAGCTGTTATAAACTCTATAGGTAAAGTTGTTGGAGTCAATATGAGTAGTCTTGGTTCTGGTTTTACAGCACCACCTTTTGTTACTATAACTGATAATTGTGATAATGGTAAAGGTGCTACTGCAACTGCTGATATTGATTTAGATGAAAATTCTCCTACTTTTGGACAAATAAAGGATATTATCATAACAAATACTGGTGGTGGATACGTAGGACCAGGTGTTATTGATACTATACTTGATGATGATACGGGTGAAGAAACAACTGTAACTACTGGTACAACAACTTTACCAGATGGAACTGTAATTCCTATTACTACTACAGGGACAGGAACTTCAGATGATGATGGTATTGATGTTATTGGTGAAGTTGGTGGAATTCAGGTACTAACTCCTGGTATTGGATATAAACCAGGTGATACAATTACCACACCTAGTGGAGGTGTAATAATTCCTATATTAGATGAAAAGGGTAGAATATTGGGATCAGATCCTAATACACAAGTTGATGTTGGTCTCATTGACATACCTAAACTTACTATAAACACAAGCACAGGTTTTGGTGCTATAATAAGACCTATTACTAAGTTTACTAAGGTTCAGGATTATGAAGATCCTATCGTTCCAGAGTCTAAACTTATTAGAGTTATTGATTGTCCTAGAGGTTTCTAATGGCAAATGTACCACCAATTATTATTCAACATCCTGAAGATGGTGTTCTTGCCATTGGAAGAGAAAGAAGAGATGACGTTAGAAGAATAAAAGATATTGGACTGCATGGATCATCTAGTGCAGGGATGCGTATATTTCATGATGGAGGATTTGAACTAAGGTCAAGTGATGATGCTACTGCTGCACAAGGATCTCAGATAGTTCAAAAATGTGATGGAGCACCACTGATTCTTAAATCTGCTGGTGATATACTTATAGAATGTGATGGTAGATTTTCTGTTGTAGCAAATGATATTAGAATGTCTGCAAAGAATGCTAAGGAGGGTGATATCACACTCAAGGCAAAGCATGATATAAACTTAGATGCAGACAATCGCATTATTGCTCAATCAGAAAATGTTATATTGGATGCAAAAGACAAGGTTATCTCTTTTTCTGAGGGATGGAACATTATACAAGGAAATGTTATTCGTATTCACGAACCAACATCTCAATTGATACCACCTGTATTGGGTGATTATCTAGAATCTCAAACTAAAACACTGAAAAACTAATGGCAGGTATTAGGGACATTGAATCTGGTAAAATCTACATTGGTGTAGAAGAACCAGCAAAATTAGATCAGGCAGTAGAAACCTTGAATGGTGATAAACCTTATGATGGTACTCTTGTAGCTACTGGACCTTCATTTTTGGGTGCTCATAAAGGTGGGTTTGCAAAAGGAACTTTGAATGTGGGAACTGCACTTGGAGAATGGAATCCTGGTGTTAGTGGTAGAGCAGTCCAAGTGGAGGGTGATGTTGAAATAATTGGTGAAGAGGCAGAGAATGCAGTTTATATTGAGGGTGATGTTTTTGTCACAGGTGCTGTTGATTGCTTGAATAAGGGTAGACTTGCTTCTAGATTTGGAACTGCTGATTCTTTAGGTAAAGTTTTTGATATGGTTCACCCTAGTAAAGGTGAAGGGCATAGACTTGCCTACGCATGTATTGAAGGACCAGAGGTGGCAGTATATTGTAGAGGTAGAATCAAAACAGGTACAGAAATTGCATTACCTTCCTATTGGAAAGATTTAGTGCATGAAGATAGTATAACAGTTCAACTTACTCCTATTGGAACTCAACAGAATATTATTGTAAAAGAGTTTGATAATGAAAAGATCGTATTAGAATCTGACACTTCTATTGATTGTTTTTATATGATATGTGGAGAGAGAAAAGATATAAATCCATTACATGTGGAGTATGAAGGTAAAACTTGGGAAGATTATCCTGATCCTAATCATAGAAACTTTGATCCACAAGATCCTGAAAGGAATTTGTTGGATGAAAGATATAGAGGAACAAGAAGAACTGTCACTAGTTGACAAGTATGCTATAATATAGAAAACATGTAAAGTTATGGAAGTACGTGGCACAGTCAGTGTTGATGGTATTATTGAATTGCCAGAGACTTGGAGAGGACATATTGAACCAGAAACTATTCACGTTCAACTTACTCCCATTGGAGTATTTCAAGAGTTATTTGTAAATAGTGTTGAGTATGGTGCAAAAATTATTATTCGTAATGGTGCTGGTGGACCTATCAAAGCATACTATGAAGTGACTGCTGACAGTAAACCACTTCCTGTTGTGGATGATATCCCTTGCGATATCTGACTACATATGCTATAATGGGAACATCTTGTAAAACACCATGGCTAACCAAAAACTCGACCTTGAAGAATTTGTAGAAGAGATTCGAGTAACTCTTGCTGCTAGAAAATTTGAGATTTATGGATCTCATGGTAATTATCAATGTGTTACATGTGATAGTGCAGATGAGTTTATGTCAGTATTACAAGTTGTAAGGAGTGCAGAAGGCATAGACGAGGAACTAGATATAGTATACGTATGATACCATGACAGAAGAAAAGATCAAAAGTCTTTGTTATACTAAAGAAGAAGTTGATCTGATGATAGCTGCTGCTGTTGCTGAAGCAAGAGCAATAGATGAAGAGTCGATGCGTAAACACAACAGGGATGCTACCATCATTAGCATGATCCTTGGGTTCACTTGTCTTGCATTATTTGTAGATGGATTACTTCGCATACTTGGTATCATTCCACCATTCGCAGGTCTTGACGTTAATATCTTGGACGACATTGCCGAAAAGACGAAAGCTATTGTGGAGGCTGATATCAGACAGAATGATCTGATAAAATATTTAAAGGATCAATTATAGATACCCCGAATTTGATAGGGTATAAATAAGTTGAAGGAATGGTGTCGGGATTAATAAGTAATGCCACTAAGCAGACTTGAAAATTTTCTAAAGAATGTTCAGGGTAACGTAATATACGTAAACCCTGAAGAACTTGATGCAACGGATGATATCAGTAACACTGGTAATTCAAGAACTCGTCCGTTCAAAACGATACAAAGAGCACTTATTGAGTCTGCTCGATTTTCATATCAATTAGGAAAGGATAACGATAAATTTGATAAAACAACTATTGTAGTATCACCTGGTGTACATTATGTTGATAATAGACCTGGTTATCAAATAGACAGCGATGGAAATATAACTGATATAAATGGAACATCTAAAAGTATAACTGAATATGGAATAGGAACCAATTTTGATGTTCATAACGTAGATAACGTATTATACCATTATAATTCAATTCATGGTGGTGTGATAATGCCAAGAGGCACATCACTCGTTGGACAAGATATAAGAAAAACAAAGATAAGACCAAAATATATTCCCGATCCTCAGAATGATGCAATACCAAGTTCTGCTATCTTTAGGGTAACAGGTGCTTGTTTCTTCTATGGATTTAGTATCTTTGATGGAGAAGGTTCTGATAGAACGTTCAAAGATTTTACTGAGAATGTTTATGCACCTAATTTCTCACACCATAAACTAACTGTATTTGAATATGCAGATGGTAATAATACAGTTGCTGGTAAGGGAAATACTGATCTTGATATGTACTATGCAAAGCTAACGCTTGCATACGGAACTAATAGTGGTAGAGCACTACCCTCTTATCCTACTAATGATGACTTTGAGAAACTAGTAGATGAAAATAGAATAGTTGGTGCTATATCACAAATTGGTGATGTTGAACTTGAAGATATCTATTCTGGTATCGATCCATCAGCAACTACTGCAACATCTATTGTTACTGTCAAGACAAAAACTAATCACCGTCTTGCAGTAGGCACACCCATATTGATATTTGGTGTGAACAATGCTGAGTATGATGGTAGTCATATTGTATCACAAGTAGTAAGTGATACTCAGTTTAGCTATACTGTTGCGAGCACTCCTACGAGTACAGCAACTCCAAGTCTTAGTGGATTGACTCCTATAGTCACAATAGAGAGTGATACTGTAACGTCTTCTTCACCATATGTCTTCAACTGTTCTCTTAGATCAGTATTTGGTTTATGTGGTTTGCATTGTGACGGTGATAAAGCAACTGGATTCAAGTCGATGCTTGTTGCCCAGTTTACTGGGATATCTCTTCAGAAAGACGATAACGCTTTCGTAAAGTATAATACAACTTCTGGTGCTTATGAAGATCAGGCAACATTAGGAACAACTACAACATTACATACTGATAGTTTAGCAAGATATAAACCTGAATTTGAGCATTATCATATAAAGGCATCTAATAATGCTGTAATGCAGTTGGTTTCTGTGTTTGCCATTGGATATGGTCAGCACTTCAAGTCCACTGCTGGTGGTGATATGTCTATCACCAACTCTAACTCCAATTTTGGTGCTAAAGCACTTGAATCTGATGGATTTAGAAAAGAAGCATTTACTAAAGATGATAAAGGTTTTATCACTAGTATTGTACCACCAAAAAGAATCATATCAAATGTAGATGATATAAACTGGCAGTCTATTGATGTAGAACAAACTGTTGGTGTATCTACAGACACTAAGTTATTCTTATTTGGACACGCTCAGAAAGATAATTTACCAAATAAAACTGCTAGTGGATTTGTTGTAGGTAATAAAATAAATGAAAAATTATTCTGTACCATAGAGAATGTAACTTACGGTGCAGATGTATTGATGCCAGGTCCAAGCAGTAATACTGACACATGGGCATCTGGTAAAAAGGAAATATTTGTTGGTAGCAACTCTGGTATAAACTCAATTACCAGTAATACGTTCACGTTAGAAGATACACATAAGTTTTTACCAGGTGAAAATGTAAGGGTATTCTCTGAGACTGGATCTTTACCTGATGGTATTGAGTATGGTAGAGATTATTATACTGTAACTGCTGGTTTGAATGCAGATCAAATCAAGATTGCTACTACTTTCAATAATGCTATTGCTGGAAGTAATCTTACTGGTATAAACAACTTAGGTGGTAAATTACGATTTGTATCTACAGTAGAATCTAAAGCACCAGGTGATGTAGGACACCCAGTTCAGTATGAGTCAGGAACTGGTTGGTATATAAATGTTGGAGCAGCAAATACACTAAGATCTGCTATAGTATCTAATCAAACTAAGATAACTCCAAGAACAGTCAATACATTTGTACAAAGACAGAGTGATAATAGAAAAGATTTAGAAAAAATTTATAGAGTTCGCTATGTAGTTCCTGATGATGCAACAGTTGCATCACCACCAACTAACGGATTCTCTATTGCTGAGTCTGGATCATTCCCTGATGATACAAACTATAAGAATGATTCTACAGTTATATCATCTACATCGAATCTAAAAATTGATAGTTTTATTGTAGATGCAACTTGGAATTCTGGTTCCAATGCTGGTATTATAACAGCACAGTTCCCACATAGACTATCTGTAGGACAAGGTATAGAGATAAGAAGACTTAGAAGTGTCAATAATGCTGATGGTACTGCAAATTCTGGATATAATGGATTATTTGATGTGTTGGCAATTGATGATGCTAGGACATTTAGAATTGGTATAAACACAAATCCAGGTGGTATTTCTACAATCACTACTAATGTACCTTATACGTTACATGATCAGTCTATTGTAGGTTCTGGTAGAACTTTTGCACCATTCTTCAACAAACGTGACTTTGGAACTGCATATCAAATTTATACTAATGAAGAGATACAGGAGTATAAGAGAAATATTCAAGATGGTGTTTATGATCTAACAGTCTTATCATATGTTGCACAACCTTCAATATCACCATTCTCTACTGCATCTAACTTCTTCCCACAAGATGTAAATGATTTACGACCAAAGATTGATATAGACAATCCTGTTGTAGATCCTCAAGCTGCGATCTCTTATGCTAAGAGAAATGATATTGGTATAGTATGCACTAACGATTCTTCTAATAGTATATCAAGAGAAGGAATTGATTCTTTCATAGAGAAGAGTAATATTGGTGTTGGTGTAACAGGTGCATTAGTTTCAGGATCTAATTTGAGTTTAGATGGTGGTGTTGAGCATGGATTGAATTCCATACTTACAGTTACTGATTTGAACGGTGGTAGTAATTATGTAATATCTACTTCATGGTTCAACGTTGATCTAACTGGCGGAACAGGTAAAGGTGCTACTGCTGATGTTACAGTCAACTCTAGTGGTGTTATATCCAGTCTTGTTGTAAACAATCATGGATCTGGTTACACAGTAAATGATGTTGTTACTGTTCGAGGAGTTCCTTTCTCTGCTTCAGGAAGTGATGCAACTGTTAGAATAGACGCTATCAATAATAATGTCGGTGATATAGTTCAAGTAGTTGGTGTAGGAAGTGATCAATATAATGGATTGCATAGAATTACTTCTATCAGTGAACCACAAAGAATAACTTATTCAGGAACTGCAAGCGATACGAGCAGTGGTGGTTTCATGTACCATGTTGGTGTAACAACTGGTATAAACAATATAACATACGATGCTGTTAGTGGTATAGCAACAGTTACATTACATTCTGACATTGGTTTGAGGCGTGGTGATCAGATTGTAATCAATGATGCTAATACAGAATTCAATGGCACTCACTTTATTACAGATAGAATCGGTTATGGTTCTTCCGTAAATGTAAGCATGGGTGCTCTTGGTAGTACTCCTACATTTAGCGGTGCTACTGCATATGCTCATGGCACGGGTATTTCTGCAAGAGGTAACAATCAGACCATCCCAATATATGATGGAGTTACAACACCTCTAACTACAGGTCTTACTACAACTACATCATCAATATCACTTTTAGAGAATAATCTATTACGTAGAGGAGATTATCTTCAGATTGAAGATGAGATAGTAAGAATATCAAATAAAGATCGTAATTCTATAATCAGAGGTGTCCTAGGAACTAACGCAACAAATCATGATAAGAATGTTGCTGCTATTAGAATAAAAGTATTACCTGTAGAGAATAGAAGATATTCTATCCTACGTGCTTCTGGACATACGTTTGAATATGTTGGTCATGGACCAGGTAATTATTCTACTGCAATGCCATCGGCACAAGATAGAATACTTACAGACAAACAACAATTAGCATCACAATCTACTCAAACTAGAGGTGGACTTGTTGTTTACACTGGTATGAACGACAAAGGTGAATTCTATGTTGGACGTAGAAAGACTGATGCTGTTACTGGTGAGAGTAGTAGTACTATAGATGAGTTTGATACAGCACCAACTGGATCTTCTCTTCCTAAATCTCTCCTGCTGAATTCTCTGACTGCTGACGATTTATCTGTCAACGAGAACCTTTATAGTAATAAGAATACTGATGTTCTTGATATAAAACTAAGAGGTAATAGACAGGGAACAAAAGGTGTCTTGTTCTTGGGTATTCAGGGATCAGAACCAACTGTTGCTAATCAGCAAGATAACATATTATTCAAGACTACTCACGATCCTGGTGGATATATTGGATGGGTTAGAACTTCAGGCGTTGGAACAAATAGATGGCAGCAATTTGGACCTATTTCTACTGAGAATGGTGCAGAGGCATATGCATTTGAGAAACTTGCAATAGGTCAATCTGCTGTTGACTCAGGTGAAGTTCTTAGTGTCACTGGTAACGCAAGTATTACTAGTCTAAAGATTGATGATCTCAATCCTAACCGTTTAGCTCTAATTGGAACAGATGGTGAACTACAAGATAGTTCAAGTTTCACATGGTCTGGTTCTACTCTAACTGTACACACAGCAGCAGTCACTAACAATATAACAGTTAGTGGAGCAAGTTCAATCACAGGTGATGCCTACACTGGAGGTAATTCTACCTTTGGTGGGGGACTAAACTCTTCGGGTGTTTGTACTGCAACTGCCTTTGTTGGTAATGGTATAATACCTGTTGGTGGTATTATAATGTGGTCTGGTTTGGATGGTGCTATACCAGCTAACTGGAACTTGTGTGATGGTACTGCAGGTACACCAAATCTTATTGACAGATTTATTGTTACTCGTGGAAACGCTTACTCTTCAGGTCAGACAGGTGGTCAAACAGATGCTACTCTAGTATCACATGAGCACACAGTCTCTACATTTGTTAGTGATACTGGTCACACTCACTCTAGCACCATATCAGGTGGTGTACATACTCACGCTAACACGTTAGGTGATGGTGATCACAGTCACAGTGTTACCAACGCTGCTCACGAGCACGAATTTGATCATAGTCATACCTATAGTGCATCCGATGGTAACGAAAGTGTTACTACTTCTGGTGGTGCATCAAACGTTGGTAATGATGTTCAATCAGGAACTACTTCTGGCATAAGTTCTTCCTTTACTGATGAAACAGTTGTCAGTTCCTTTGCTAATACTAATAATGCAAATGTTACTATTACTAACGCTTCTGCTGACGCAGGTGTAAGTATAACAAATGCATCTCAAACAACTGGCATAGGAGTTACAGCATCTACGGACACTCTAGGTTCAAGTGCAACCAATAAGAATCTCCCACCATTTTATGCCCTTGCCTTTATTATGCGTATCAGTTGATAAATACACTTACGAAGGAGTAGATAGTAGATGGCTTCAGTAAATAGAAAGTTTGCTGTAGAAAAAGGTTTAGAGGTCGGCACTGACGCATTAGTTGTTGATGCTGATAATAACCTAACAGGCGTAGGTAAAACTAATCCTACCTATGGACTTGATGTAGCAGCAACTACATCAAATTTTGATGGCATAGTGGCAGCGGCTAATGTCGGTATAGCCAGTACACAACCTCAGAGAAATCTTGATGTTGTTGGTACTGCAAGATTTACTGGTGCAGTTTACGATTCAAATAATAGTAATGGAAGTAATAATGAGGTACTGATAACTGTTGGTACTGGTATATCATGGACAGATGATTTCCAGAATGCAAAAGATGGAACAAATTCTGTACAGTATAAGAAAACTGACAGTAAATTTGGTGGTGCAAACAATTTTGTATTTGATCCTACCAACAAACGAGTAGGTATTGGTAGTACACTTCCAGAGTACTTATTGCAAGTAGCACGTAATGGTAGTGATACTTCTAATGGTTATGTTCAGATAGGTGGTACATTCTTAGATAGTAATGCAACTGTCGGTGTTGCAGCATCTATTCTTTCTGCTGATGCTAATGGAGAACTTATTTGGGTCAGAAATACTGGTAGTCAGATAAACAATATCATATATGTGAATGAGAGTGGTAACAATACTAATGATGGATTGACAGAAGGAGCAGCAAAACGCACTATTGAGGGTGCTACAGCAATTGCTGCTGCAGGTAATGTCATACGGGTTGCTAGTGGTATATACACTGAGAATAATCCTGTAACAGTGCCAGCAAACGTCACAATTGATGGAGATGAACTGAACAATACTCAGGTAGTTCCATCAAATGCAGGGGCAGATTTATTTGAACTAAAGAATGGTTCTATGATACAGAACCTATCATTCATCGGTGCTGCGAGCACTGGTTCAATGGTTTGCTTTGCCCCATCTGGAGTCGGTATTGTAACTCAGTCTCCACTGGTTAGAAATTGTACTAACTATGTTCCTAACAGTGTTGGATTGAAGGTAGATGGTAATCATGCAGAGGGTGAGAAATCTATCACTGCTGATTCATACACAATGTACAATCAGGGTGGTATAGGTGTTACAGTTTCAAATGATGGTCACGCACAACTCAATTCAATTTACAGCATTTGTAACGAGGCTGCTGTTACTTGTGTCACAGGTGCAACTGCAGACGTTCACAGTTCTGAAGCATCTTTTGGTACTTTTGGTCTTATCTCTTCTGGGGTAGGTACTGTACATCAATCAGGTATTCTTACTGCCACTGTATCAACTGACAATAACATAGTCAATGTTGCTAACCTAACCATTAGACCTTACTCTGGACAGGTCTTGTATTTGGGTGAGTTGTTCAATGAAGTAACAAGTATTTCTATAACTGCTGCTGGATCAGGATATACTGCGACGAATCCACCAACTGTAACTTTTGGTGATCCGTCTGGGACTAATGGTATAACTGCTGAAGGTAGTGCTGTTATAAGCGGATTTGGTTCTATTACCTCGGTAAATATTACGGGTAAAGGATCACAATATCGGTCTGCACCAGCTGTGACTATATCAGCTCCTTCGTCGGGGGTCACAGCTACTGCAACCGCTTCATTATCGCCTACTTATCATACTATAAATAGTGCGACCCCTGTTGTATCTGGCATATCGACAATTACTCTCGATAAGTCTGTACCTGCAACTGTAGGAATAGGATCAACAGTTCCATTTGCTAAACAATCATTTATCAACGCTTCATCATATGTTTTTGAACATGTTGGATCTGGCATAGCAATTGATACCGCCCGTCCTATAAAAGGAGGTGTCTCAGTTCCTGAGAACCAAACTGTATCAGAACAAGGAGGTAAAATTATCTACTCATCAGTTGATGAGAAAGGTAATCTAAAGTTAGGTGATAACTTTGTAGTCAACCAACAAACAGGTAAGATTACAGGTGACACTTTTGATAAAAACGTACAGTCAACTCTCACACCACTATTAATAGCATTAGGAGGCAATTTATAAAATGGCAGCCGCTCCAACAAATCAATTCAAGACTGTTACACACACTCTAACCACTAGTGCGGTTGGAATCTATACATGTCCTGCAGGGGTTTCTGCATTGGTCATCTATGGTAATGTAGCTAACGTCGGTGCATCATCTTCGGTGACTGCATTCACTGCTTCTCTAAGTAGAGATTCAGTTGACACTCCTATCGTACAACTTGGTAGGATCCCACATCAAGACTCAATGACATTCATTGAGGGTAGATTAGCACTAGAACCAGGCGATATCCTAAAAATTTCAGGAGATGTTGCTAATACTCAGAAATGCATAGTTAGTATACTGGAGAACGCTAAGTAATGGGAAGACTTCTTTCAGGCAGAGTTGGTGTAACCAGCTACTCAGGTTTATCAACGTTTAGAAAACAGACTGATGGTTTTCCATCATTTCTTGGTCTGGAAGAAACTGAACCTAATTTAGGGTTACCAGGTAATAATGATTATATGTTGATGGGTGACATCAACGGAACTCGTAGATGGGAAGAAAAATATTTCACTGGTATAGGTACTATAAATGGTTTAGATGTTCAGATTGAGGGTGTTACTCCAACTGGATTCGCTGGTTCGGTTACTAAGTTTAACTTTACTGGTAATCAGGTCAACGTAGTACAAACAAAACAAACTTACAGTGGTAATGAGATTGGTGTTGCTACCATAACACTAAACAGATCACCATTTGATTGTCAAGATATTGCTGGATTTACTAGAGCAACAGGTGTTACTACATTCCAAATAGGTTACGGTCTTTCATTTAGAGAGTCTCCTGTTGGACAACCTAACTCAGGTATTGTATCCGTATTTGCAGAAACTTCTGGTAAGATACAGACACAGGATAGCACAGGTAATGCAGCGTTCCCAGAGATTAGTACATTACGTATTGGTGCTGGTCTTACAATAACTCAACCTGCTATAGGTATTGCATCTATATCACCAACAGGTAATTTTACTAACCTAAACGTTAGTGGTATTAGTACATTAGGTGCTGCCGAAGGTGTATTTACAGGAGCATTATCAGGTAATGTTACTGGTAATCTTACAGGTAATGTTACTGGTAATGTCACAGGTGATCTTACTGGAAATAGTAATGGAACTCACACTGGTGGGGTAGTTGGTAATATAACTGGAGATATAAACTCCACTGGTGTATCTACTATAAGTCAGTTACAGGCAGGTACTATAAATGCATCTGGCATTGTAACAGCAATGTCATTCAAAGGTCCGTTGCATTCAGCTGGGATATCAACTGCCATCATTCTAAAGAGTGATAATGTTGATGCTACTGGTATTATAACTGCTGCAGGTGGATTTGTTGGTAATATAACTGGTGATGTAACTGGTAAGGTAACGGGTGATCTATACTCTGTAGGATTCTCAACTGCATCAATTTTTGACGCAGTAAGAATAGTTGTAACCGATCAATTACAAGTTGATGGTGTAAAGTCTACTGGTATTATAACTGCTACTACTTTTGATGGAGTATTTGCTGGAGCAGCAAGCAGCATAACAGTTGCAACTGAATCATCTGATACTACAAACTACGTTGTATTTGTAAATGATGTAAACGGAGATTATGCAGCTAAGGTCAATACTGCACTGAGGTATGATGCACAGAATAGTACATTACATGCTACAGAATTTGCAGGTTCAGGTTTATCCCTAACCAATATACCTGGTAGTTCTATTACTGGTACGTTGAATGCAACTACGGTTACACTAACCGAAACCAGTACTACAAACGCAACTCATTATATTACGTTCGCAGATTCATTATCTGGTAACGAGGCTATCAGAACAGATACTAGTCTTCAGTATAATCCTAGCACTAATACACTTACTGCTGCAACATTTGCTGGAGATGCTACTGGTCTAACTGGTACACCCTCAATATCTGTTGCTGACATCACTGCTGCAGGTAACATAATTCCATCAGCTCACTCTACATATAACCTTGGATCAAATGCTGTAAGATGGAATAACATCTATACTATGGATATGCACTTCTCTAATAAGGGTAGTCAAAATGATATAGATGGTACTTGGGGTGATTGGACACTTCAAGAGGGTGATGAAAATATATTCATGAAAAACAATCGGACAGGTAAGAAATTTAAGATAAACCTGACCGAGGTATAAATACAAAGGATAGGATTTCTAATAGTGGAACGTTATGTCAAGAGCTAGAGAGTTAGCTAAGGTTGGTGGGCTGCAACAAACAATTTCTGGGGTTAGTACCCACGCTGGCATCTCTACCTTTGCTTCAGATGTTTTTATTTTAGGTAAGTTAGATATTACTGGAGATCTCGGATTTGACGAGATGACTGCGGTAAACTCTAAGATTACTGGAATATCAACTGCAAAAGACTTAATTGTCAGTAGAAATTTAGATGTAGCAGGTTTAACTACATTTTCTGGACTAGTCAAAGTAGATGGTAATGCTATAGAGGCAGCATCTGCTAAAATTAGCGACCTAACAAATAATAGAATTATTATCGCAGGTACTGGTGGAGAACTAGAAGATGATGCTAATCTAACATTTGATAGTGCAGTTCTTACTGTAACAGGTTCCACTAATACCACTGTAAGAGCAACAACTGTAGATTCAGATGTCTCTAGAAATTTAGAAGTAGCAGGTATATCAACATTTACAGGTAATATAGATGCTAATGGTGCATTAGATGTAGATGGTCAGACAGATTTAGATGTCCTCAATGTCTCTGACGT